TCAGGAGCCAAGCCGCACGGTGCCGGCGGCGAGGCCGGCAAGGTTGGCGTTGATGGCGGATGATTCCTGCGCCCCGATCACGGTGCGCGGCGCGTCGGACCGTCCGGCGCCAGTCCCGGCGCCAGTCCCGGTGCCAGTCCCGGTGCCGGTGCCGGCCGGGTCGGGTCCGGCCGGCCGGGGTTCGACAGGCCGGGGTTTGGCAGGCCGGGGTTCGGGCGTGTGTCCGGCCCCCGATGCTGCCGGCAGCTGTTCTGTGCCTGCCTTGTCATCGGGCGCGTCAGATGTCGCTGGCGCGGGCTGCGCGGCATCGGATGGCGCGGCCACCGCGTTGGCCTCGGGCGTGATCGTGCTGTCGGAATCGGTCATCTGTCTTTCTCCTGTTGGTGTGACGAAGGTGGTGCGGCGGCCCCGCCGAGGATGCCGCGACGGGCGATCTCGGCGAGGAAAGCCTCGCTTGAAATCTCGCCGGCGAGACGCGCCCGCAGCAGCAGATCGGCCTCGGCCGCCTGGTCGTCGCGCACCGGAAACTGGCGGCTGATCACGATCCGGCCGGCGGCCTTCGCGTCATGTCCGATCAATTCGGCGGCCAGCCGGAAGGCACGGCCAAGCCCGTCCTCAAGGGTCTGCACGATGCCGTTCAGCGCCGCATGTGTCTGCGCCGCGTCGATGGCGCGGCCGGTGGCCGTCGTCTCGCCAGGCCGGTGCCGCAGCATGTCGAGCCCCAGCACCGCCATCCTGTCCTCAAGATCGACCAGATCCTGGCGACCGGCAGCGATGGCGGCACCGGAATGTTCGACAAAGCGCAGCTCGGCCGCCGGGTCATCGGCCAGAATCAACCGGTTCGGCCCGATCTCGATCTCGCCTTCGGCAACCTGCAGCGCACGGCCGAACAACACCGGCACCCGCGCTACATGCAGGATGTGGCGCTGGTCGCTTGCCGACTGCCAATGCGCCAGATTGAGCCAGGCAAGATCGATCAGCGGCGGACGCGCGCGCATGAACCCCGTCGGCGCCGCGTTCAGCGTGACAAGAGGCACCGCGCCAAAGTCATGCCGGCCCTGTTCAACAACGTGCCAGCCACGCCGGGCGGCATGCCACAGCGACCAGTCCCGGCGGCTGATGAAGCGCACCGCCTCGACGGCCTCCTCGCCAAACCTGCCAAGGCTGCGGGCATGACCCTCGCGTATCCGGATGTCGGACAGGCCCTCGGCATCGCGCCGTGCGCCGATCAACTGCGCCGCCGGCACCAGGACGAAATAGGGGTCACCGCCGCGGCGCGGCCGGTCGACAAGGATATGGACCAGCCCGTCGGTCAGCAGCGCCCGCAGGATCTGCGCGGCGAACCCGCCAAGGCCGGTGCCGGCCCCATCGACCGACTCCGCCAGCATGGTCAGCGCCGGGTGGGCGTCGGACAGTGCCACCGGCCGCGCGAACGGACGCCCGGCAAGCGCCTGTACCGTCCGCGACATGCCGTTGAACAGGACGCTTCGATGCAGTCTGGCACGCCAGGCGGTCCAGCTTTCATTCGCCTCGCGCGGCAACCATCGCTGGCCTGCCCGCCGCATCGCAGCCGTGCCGCCGATCAGATCGGCGATCAGATCTAGCTCGGGCGCCATCGCGCGGTGCGCCAGCCCCGGCGCCGCGATTGAATCATCATGCATGTTCGGTCTCCGGATCGACGGCTAGAAAGCCAGTTCGTGACTGGCGGTCTCGAAACCGCCAAGACAGGCATTTACCGCCCAGACAAGCGCGTCCAGGCGGTCGGGTGACGGGGTCTGCCGCCGCCCCGGAACACAGGAACACATCTGGTCCTCAAGTTCCGGAAAGGCACCGGCATGCCTGACCTCACCGCGTTCATAGGCCGCCGCGACAGGTTCGGCGCGATGACTTTTCGAGCGCATGGCCCGCACCTCGCGGATTGGCAGTCGCGTGCCTGCCTGGGTCAGCAGGCTGCGCACAAGCGCGCCGCCCTGATTGATTTCGGCGATCACGGCCTCGGCCCGCCAGCGCCTGAAACATGCCGCCACCCGCGCCGCCCATGCGGCCGGCGGCAGCGCGGCACTGGCATCCTCAAGAACCCAGATCATCCCCTCGCCATCCTTGCCGACAATGACGATCCCGGTCTCGCCGGGACCGCCAAGCGCCGGATCGACACCGATGACGACACGTTGCAGATCACGTCGCGGCGGCGGCGCGGCGCGGCAGGCGGCAAGCCCGTCACGCCGCCACAGCGCCCCGGGAAGCGAATCGATCATCTCGCCGCGCAATTCCTGGCGTGCCAGTGGCCCGTCCCCATATCGCGCCGTCATCGCGGCAAGGAACCCGGGCGCCAGATTCGCCGCATTCTCGGCCGTCGCACCGCGCACCAGAACGGTATCCGGCGCCGCGGCAAGCTCACGAAGCCAGCGGCGGGGCCGCGGCGTGGTTGTCGCAAGGCAGCGCGGCGCCCTGCCGCGCCGTAGCGCCAGCATCAGATTGTCCCAGGCTTCCGGGTCGGGCCATTTGCCGATCTCGTCAGCCCAGGCGTGATCGAATTCGGGGCCGCGAAGCTGTTCCGGGTCGACCGCCGCATAACATCGCGCCACCGCGCCGTTCGGCCATTCCAGCCGGCGCAGCGAGCGTTGCCATCGCGGCCTGCACGATGATGGTGCCACGGCAAGAAGTCCGGACGGCCCCTCCACCATCACCTGGCGCACATCATCGGCCGTGTCGCCGACAAGCGCGATCGAACCGGCGGTGCCGGTCTCGGCAAGCTGGCGCACCCATTCCGCGCCGGCCCGCGTCTTGCCAAAGCCGCGCCCGGCCATCAACAGCCAGACCCGCCAGGTCCCGGGCGGTGGCAATTGCGCCTGCCGCGCCCAGAGCGGCCAGGCATGGACAAGCCGTTCAGCCTCGCCCGGGCCCAGCGTGGCAAGGAATTCGTCAATCGTCGCCGGCGTCGTGCCGGTGACAAAGCGCCTCCATGCGGCGGCCAAGCTCTGCCAGGTATCTTTCGTCATCCTCCATGCCTGTAGTCTCGGGCCGGTCGGCCGGGCGTGGCCCGAACCGCCCCGGCCGTCGCGCGCGGAGCAGAAACATCAGCAGGCTGTCCGAATAACGGGTCACCTCACCAACAGCACTGCCCTGAAAGAACCGGTCCTCATCGACGCCGGTGACGGCGCGCCGGAACGCCTCCATCTCCAGCCGGTCCGCCGCCTCCTCCAGCGCATCGGCCCATGCGGCGGCAAAGTCCCGATCACGCTGGCGCCATTCATAGCAACGCGACCTGCAGGTGCCGGCGGCACGGGCGGCGGCGCTGACATTGCCGGTTTCGCGCAATTGCGCCAGAAACGCCTCCTGCCAGCCGGGCGGGGCGCCATCAGGCTGGCGGTGGTTCGTCATGCGTATCGGATATGAAAATGGTCTGGTTGGCAGTGTATAATAGGAAATATCCTATTTTGTGCCATTTGTCAAGCTGATTTCTGTTCCGGCCCGGTTAGTTCCCCGGTCAGTTCCCCGGTCAGTTCCCCGGTCGATTCCGCCACCACAAGCGCCGCAAGCGCCCGCTGATGGTCACGATTCAAGGTTGTCCGGCTTCGCCGATGACGATGGCACAGCTCGGCCCATCGCACACCGCAGGCGCGTGCCCACAGCAATTGTCGTTGGCGTGATGGCAACTCCCATAGCAGCATCGCCAGCCTGTCAAGATCATCGATTGCGCCGGGTGACGCCCGCGCCCTTGAAATGCTTCGCGTCGCCTCTATCGCAAATCGGCTCTCGCGAATCATCTCCGGCCAGGCGCTGCGTGTGCCGGCTGGGCGGGCATCGGCGCCGCGCGGCAGCCGGCCCAGCGTATCAACGGCTCGCACAAGACGCGCCGCCATGACCCGCATGCTGGCCCTGTCACCGCCTTCGGCGCCGCTGTCATTGACCATAACCTTGCGATGTGAATATGTCCGCGATGAACTCATCGGCTCAACCTCTTCTATTGCCAAACAGGAGGAATTTTCCTATCATGCATCATGGGATGAACGCCATGACCCGAAAGGATCAGGTGGCGTCACCTCGCAGGATCGTGAAGGCTACAGCGCGGACAGACCACCAATGACAATAGACGCCCCCTCATCGCCCGGGCCCTCATCGCCCGGGCCCTCATCACACGGGCCCTCATCACCCGGGCCCTCATCGGCGGCGGCTGACGGCAACGGGCTGGACCCGGCACGGCGGGCGGTACGGCGCGCCGTTGACGCCGCCGGGCTGACATTGAAGGAGGCGTCGCGGGCATTGGGGCGAAATGATGCCTATCTGCAGCAATTCCTCTATCGCCGGTCGCCGCGCCGCCTTCCCGAACAATTGCGGCTGCGGCTTGCCGCGCTCACCGCCACCGACCAGTCGCGATTTCTCGATCCGGATCTGCAGGCATTGCAGCCGGCGCGCCATGACCGGCTGATCTGCGTGCCGCTGCATGCGGTTCATGCCGCCGCCGGCGGTGGCAGCTTTGCCGCCGGGGATTTTGCCGCAGAGGGCGATGAGGCGCAGGCTGGCCTGTCCTTTCCACCCGATCTTCTGCGCCGCATTACGGCAGCGCCCGCCGGCGGGCTGAAATTGCTGTCTGTCAGCGGTGATTCGATGTCGCCGACGCTCGAGGATGGTGATCTTGTGATGGTCGATACCGGTCGCCGGATGCCCTCGCCCCCCGGCATCTTCATCCTTGATGACGGTGTGGGGCTTGTCGCCAAGCGGGTGGATGCGATACCCAACACAACGCCGCCGCAACTCCGGCTGTCCTCGGACAACCCGGCCTACAGCAACTACCAGCGCCGGATCGACGAGGTCCACATCGTCGGGCGCATCGTCTGGTTCGCCCGCAACATCTGAGGGGGGTTTCATGAAGCGCCGCTATTCCGACAGAAAGCGTGACCGTGCCGGCCGGCTGCCGCGTAACGCACCGCCGGTGGAACTCGACATCACACATGTTGGCGGGCGGGGTGACGGTGTCGGCACCGCGTCCTGGCGACACAATCATGT